ATGAAGATGACAAGGAGGAAAAGTAATGACAAAGAAGGAACTTAAATCAATCGAAACACTGGAAAGAAGAGCCGTAGAAAAGCTTGAAGAAAGCGAAAGAATATTCGGAAAAATGAATACAGTGACAATCAGCGACAGAGCATATTTGATAGGCATAAGAGCAGTATTAGAAACATTAAAGGAGGGAAAATTATGATACGCGAAAATCTCATAGAAGTAATCGAAGACGTATTAGAAGCAAGAGAAGAAATAATCAACGCTGCACAAGTTCTGTTAGGAATGAAAAACTCAATATACGGACAAGAGCAAATTGATATGGCACTATCTCACCTAGCCATAGCAGTACAGATAATCGGAGAGCCAATAAAGGAGGAACAGTCATGATTTTAACCGTAACAACAACCACCGTTTTGACAGTAATCGTAATTGGATTTCTTGTAGGAATGCTCATTGGATATGCGCTTGGGAGGACAACAAGATGCGAAAAGTAGTAACACGCTCCATATCATTCAACAAAGACACGCTGGCGTACATTGATGCACTGGCAGAAGAAAAGGAAATCAACAGGTCAAAAGCTATAGAGCTTATCGTAAGAGAAAGGATTGAAAGCCATGAGACTAAGCCAATTACACATTCTTAAAGAGAAAGAAAGAGCAATCAACGATTCAAAGAACTTCATACAGTTTCTATTATGTAAACGCGAAGACGATTTATCAAACGATGAACAGATGGTTCTAGGCGAAATCTACGACAATCTAGAAATAGCAGGATACACACTAAGCATTCTAATCGAGAAGGGGGTAAAGGAAAATGGCGAAGCAAAAGCAAGCGAAGCTGAAATGGGACTTGATGTCATACATGCCAGCCTTTTCAACCGCTAAATCTGAATCAGAGTTAAGAAAAGAATATTCAAGACTTAGAAAAATCGCTCAGAAAAGACTCGCTCGGTTCGTTGGGACCGAGTGGGAAAAGAGCGAAGTGTTCAAAAGAAATTACGGTAAATACCCAGTTCTGGCAGACATCAAATCGCCAACCCAACTTCGTTATGAACTCGCCGCTCTGGCAAGATTTATAAATGCTGAAACATCCTCGGTATCCGGTCTTAAACGACAGAGAGCAGAGACAATCGAGACACTTAAAGACAAAGGTTACAACTTCGTAAACAGAAAGAACTTTTTCAAATTTACGGATTTTATGGATTCATTCAGAAATATGCAACTCAACAGGATTTATGACAGCGAAGCGGCATTAGCAGTATTCGAAGCTGGGGAACGGTTTAAAATTCCAGAAGAAGAGCTTAAGAGCAACTTTGATGAATATCTATCAAAAGCAGACGAGATAGAAAATATGGAAATTCCTAGAAACCCAAAAGCGCGAAACTCGGAATATATCAGGAGAAAATTGGGGATTAAATGATAGTAAATTGCGAAGATTTTGACTTTGATTGGTATGAGTCAATACAACGGGAAAAACGTAAAAGAGGTAATCAGGGAGGAAGCTCTAAAAAGGATTACAAATCTATAGTAACAGCCTTTGATATTGAAACGTCCAGAATCAGAGCAATTGAGCAATCTATTATGTACATCTGGCAATGGCAATTTGACGAGGAATACACGGTTATCGGGCGCACATGGGAACAGTTTAACGATTTCGTTCAGAAGCTTAAAGACCGAATGAAACCGAGAGAAAACCTTGTCGTATATGTTCACAATCTATCCTATGAATTTCAATTTCTTAGGGGCATATACAATTTCACTTCTGACGAAGTTTTTGCATTAAAGAAACGTAAAGTTTTAAAATTTACTATGCATGGATTCCTAGAGTTCCGTTGCAGCTACATACATAGCAATATGTCACTGGCCGAATACACACGAAAGATGGAGGTGGAACATCAAAAACTGGATGGGGAAGACTTCGACTATAACGAAGAAAGATACCCGTGGACAGTTTTAACACAAAGACAATTGGACTACTGTGTCAACGATGTTCTCGGTCTGGTTGAAGCAATAAAAAAGGAAATGCAAATTGATGGGGACAACCTTTACACAATCCCACTTACATCAACAGGTTATGTTCGCCGGGATGCGAAACAGGCAATGCGATTAGTTCGCTATGGATATGTGTCCAGCATGCTTCCAGACCTTGAGACATATAAAGCCTTAAGAGAAGCTTTCAGAGGTGGAAATACTCACGCCAACAGATTCTATTCGGACATGAAGCTGGAAGATGTGCATTCCTTCGACCGTTCAAGTAGTTACCCGGATGTAATATGCAATTGTGAATATCCAATCAGCGCATTCTATCATGCGGGAGCTTGCACAGTAGAACAACTTCTAGACCTGATTAACAGGAGACACAAAGCGGTATTAATGCGAATAGGAATCGTCAATCCAAAGCTAAAGGTAGGACAAGGCTGTCCGTACATAAGCAAGGATAAAAGCCGTATGATAAAGAATGGATTATACGACAATGGACGAGTCCTAGAAGCAGAGTATTTAGAGACAACAATAACAGATATTGACCTTAAGATAATCATGATAGAATACGACTTCGATGACCTTATTCCACTGGACGTTTATCACGCAAGATACGGAAAACTTCCTAAACCGTTCATCGACCTAAACATATCATATTACAGAAGCAAGACAAGACTTAAAGATGTGGACGGAGAAGAGATATTTTACATGAAGTCAAAAAACAAGCTTAACGCGATTTACGGTATGACAGCGCAGGACCCAGTGAGACAGGAGATAGAGTTCATGGCTTCACAGGGATTCGTCGAGCGAACGGACGACATAGGAGAGCTTCTAGCCAGCTCCAATAAGAGAGCCTTCCTTCCATATCAATGGGGAGTCTGGACTACAGCTCATGCCAGATGGAGACTCGAGGAAGGCATACAGATAGCGGGAGAGGGGTTTGTGTACTGTGACACAGACAGCGTAAAATACATCGGACAAGCAGACTGGACAGCCTATAATGAGCTTCGTATTGCGGACAGTTTAGAGTCAGGAGCGTATGCAGAAGACCCTAACGGCATCGTTCACTATATGGGCGTATACGAATCAGAGGGCACCTACGAGTATTTTAAAACATTAGGGGCAAAGAAATATGCCTATGTAAAGAACGGACGCTTGACGGTCACAATCGCAGGAGTAAACAAGAAAAAAGGTTCCATCGAACTGGGAACCATAGATAAGTTCAAAGAGGGATTCATCTTCTCAGACGCAGGAGGAACCGAGTCTGTCTACAACGACGAGCCAGAAATAGCTTCCTATGAGATTGACGGAAAGATAATTGCCATCACATCTAATGTGGTATTGAAAGATTCAACCTACACGCTGGGAGTAACAGCCGATTATCGACGACTTTTGGACGAGTCAAGAATAGCATAAAATTTAAATAAAGTGCTTGACAAAATACATATAATCATTTATAATAATAGTGTACTGGTAATATAGTTGATGCAAAGAAAGAGAGGGCAAAATGAACAGAGCAATTATTGTAGGAAGGTTAACACGCGACCCGGAAATCAGATATAGTGCAGGTAGTGAACCAATGGCAATTGCCAATTTCACACTGGCTGTTCCACGATGGAACGATGAAGAAGCAGATTTCATTCGCTGTGTAGCATTCGGAAAAAAAGGAGAGTTTGCCGAAAACTACCTGTTCAAGGGAACAAAAGTTATCCTGGAGGGGCATATCGTAACAGGCAAGTATGAACACAAAGACGGATACACCGTATACACAACAGACGTTGTAGCAGACTCCATTGAGTTTGCAGAAAGCAAGAAAGACGAAGATTCAGAAACAAGTAAACCAGCAACCAAAAAACCATATCAGAAAAGGAGATAATCATTATGACAAAGAAAGAACAGGCAGTATTTGACAAGGTACAGAACAAATTAAATCAGGCAGTTGTAGAAAAAATGCTTGCAGGAGAAACAGTTGACGAGAAGTTAAAAGGAGCAGCAGAAATCATTAATGCACTCTCAGCAGAACTTGAAGCGGCAAGAGCGGACAAGCAGGAAGAAGCATAATAAAGATTAAGAGCCGCAAGGCTCTTTTTCTTTTATAGAAAAGGAGGAAACATGAATCTATATCTTGACAACGGATATGTAAATATAAGAGGAATTATTGAGCTAGGATTGCCATTCAATTTTATTGTCGGAGGACGAGGAACAGGAAAAACATATGGCGCGTTACAGGTTATGGAAGAGGATAGATATAAGTTCGTGTTCATGCGTCGAACACAGGCGCAAGCCGATATGATTAGCACTCCTGAGTATAACCCATACAAGAAATTAAACTTCGATAAAGGATGGAATATTGGATGCGCAAAGATAAATAAAATGACCAGCGGATTCTATGAGATGCAGAACATCAATGGAAAAATGAAGCCAGAAGGAGAACCAAAAGCAATCATTCTAGCCTTGTCAACCATCGCAAACATGAGAGGTTTTGATGCGAGCGATTACGAAATTCTTCTATATGATGAGTTTATTCCAGAGAGTCACGAACGCCCCATAAAAGAAGAAGGAAAAGCGTTTAAGAACGCCTATGAAACAATTAACAGAAACAGAGAATTAGAAGGCCATAAACCCGTTCAATGTATTTGTTTAGCAAACTCAAACACGATGACAAACGCCCTGTTTCTTGAATTAGGATTGGTCAAGAAAGCAGAAGAAATGCGAAGACGAGAACAAGAATATTCCATCATGAGAGAACGCGGCATAGGACTCTTTGTTTTGCGCGAAAGTGACATATCTGAAAAGAAAGCTGACACGGCTTTATACAAGCTGGGAGGAAGCGACGAGTTCAACCGAATGGCATTATCGAACGAATTTGTAACAGACGAAATCGGAAGAATAAAAAGCAGGAATTTAGTCGAATATCGCGCCGTTGTAACAGTAGGAGAGATAACCATTTACAAGCACAAAAGCAAACCACTTTTGTATGTCTCCACACACCTTTCGGGAACGTGTCCACAATTCGGTTCTGGCGACATAGACAGGTCAAGATTCAAGAAAAAATTCTTCTGGTTATGGTCTTCATACATGAAGAATAATATCGAATTTGAAGAATATTTATGTGAAATTCTGTTTAACAAATATTTTGAATAAAATTTTTGAAAATAAAGCTTGACAAAATTTTCCAAAAGTGGTATATTTATATAGAGGACTAGTGGTCAGACGCAAGCCCCGGAAGGGTTGACACATCGCGGCGGCGATAGGAAGCTAGTCCTCACTTCTAAATTGGGGCGGAAAGAGAGGGTATATATGACATTAACCGAAATGACACAGTTGCTCGCGAATGGAGGAACATTGGCGGTGCTGATGTACTTTATGTTTGTAAAATCTGACGCACAGTCTCAGGCAATTGGAAAGCTTACAACGGCAGTTGAGAAGCTGAACATTCTCTTGCAGAGTAAGGAGGACGAAGGGTGAAAATTATGTTCGAAGACGTTACCGAAATGCCAGAAATCAGGGTAAATGGTAAAATCTACGCTCCTGTTTCAGAGGACAAGCCAGCAAAGAAAGTTACATTATATGACATCATTGCGGGTAAACACGGGGCAAAAGAATGGGACGATGTAGTCGGAATGATACAGACATGGTATTACGGCTCTTACGTCAAAGCATCATGGTGTGCGACAACGGTTTCATGGGCGGCGGCAAGCATGGGGATTCTTGACCAGATAGGCGGCAAAAATGAAAATGTGTATCACATGATGAATGCATGTTCAAAAAGTGGAAAAGGTAAATTTTTCAGTAAGAAAGCAGGAAATATCCCGAAAAAAATTGAACAGGGAGACATCCTGTTTTATCTGTGGGACGGAGACACAATGAAGGTTGATTCTTCAAAACATGTCAGCGTTGCCGCAGAAACAACAAGCAGTAATCAGATATTGTCAGAAGGTGGAAACCAGAAGGACAAGATTTGCAGACTTTACTATGAGAAAGCAAAATTATATGCCGTATTTAGGCCAGATTATTAAAGGAGGTAAACATGGATATTAAAGACATTATCGCTCTTGCGAACGCCGGATTTACGGCTCAACAGATTGCCACAATGGCGACGACAGCACCAGCACCAGCGCCAGCACCAGCACCAGTTCCAGTTCCAGCACCAGCACCAGTTCCAACACCAGCACCAGCACCAGCACCAGCACCAGCACCAGCACCAGTTCCAGTTGACCCTATCATGGAACAGTTAAAGGCGCTTACAACGGCGGTGCAGACAAACGCAATTATCAATAGCCAGTTGCCGATTACTCAGCCAGAAACGCCGGAGGATATACTGGCAAGTATTATTAATCCGCCAACAATTGTAAACAATAAATAAGGAGGTAAACATGGCCGCAAACGATTTAAGTTTTAACCAGTTGTCAACCGTGTTAAACAGCATTGTTTCACAGGCAACAGGAAAGACTCCATTAGCAATTACTAACACTTCTGAGTTTATTTCAGTAGCTCAGACGGCACTTAAAACTGGCTATGACCCTGTATTACAGTCAATTTCACAGGTATTGTCCAGAACTATTTTTTCTACCAGACCTTACTACAGAAAATTTGGAGGAATACAGGTCGATAACCAGAAGTGGGGAAATATCACAAGAAAGCTTAATATTTCAGACAAAGATTGGGAGAATGATGTTCGCTTTGAGCTTGTAGAAGGAAAATCAGTTGATATGTATAAGGTGAATAAACCTAACATTTTACAGACCAACTTCTATGGCGCAAACGTGTATGAAAGAAGCTACACAATCTTCAAGGACCAGCTTGACTGCGCATTCTCTGGACCTGATGAGTTCGCTAGATTCTTAGGAATGGTAACAGGAAACTGCACTGATATGATTGAACAGGCTCATGAGAATTTAGCAAGAGCAACCGTTGCCAACTATATCGGAGGAAAAGTAAAAGGAGATGCTGACAGTTGTATCCATCTTCTGACAGAATATAACGCTCTTACAGGACTTGCACTTACGAAAGAAACTGTATATCAGCCTGCTAACTATAAGCCTTTTATTGACTGGGTATACAGCCGTATTGCAACTCTTACAGAGCTTATGACAGAGAGAAGCCAGCTTTTCCATACTAACATCACTGGCAAGACAATTAACCGTCATACACCGTTACAGAGACAGAGAGTTTATTTATATGCTCCTGCAAGATTCAATATCGAGTCTATGTCTCTGGCAAATACATACAACTATAATTTCCTTAAGATGGCCTACAATGAAACTGTGAACTATTGGCAGTCAATCCAGAGTCCGTCTAAGATTAATGTGAAGCCGTCTTATTTACAGGCTGACGGAACTATTACAACGCCAGACGTTGCTCTTGAACAGGACGACATCTTTGGTGTAATCTTCGATGAAGAAGCACTCGGTTATACAGTAATGAACCAGTGGTCAGCTACTACACCGTTCAACGCAAAAGGTGGATATTCTAATGTATTCTTCCACTTTACAGACCGTTTCTGGAATGACTTTACAGAAAACGGACTAGTTCTTTTACTCGACTAAGGAGGTATTTAAATGGGCATATCAGTGAATATGTATACGTTTAGCAAATATGCTAACTCAACGGAACAGCCAGCAGGAGCCGGGACAAGCTTTGATTGTGTACTGAAAGATGCAAGCGGAGTAATTAATCCTACTATCGCGCTGAAACTTGATATGTCCTTTAATGTCTCCGCTTATAACTATGCCTATATACCCGACTTTGAAAGATATTATTTCGTTCGGGAATGGACATGGGAACGCGGCTTATGGGTTGCCAGTTTGGACGTAGATGTTCTTGCCACATACAAGGCGCAGATTGGCGTTTCTACACAGTATGTTTTGCGCAGTTCTCTTGCTTCAAACGGCAAAATACTTGATACTATTTATCCTACCACAAGTGACATCACACATCAGCGTGTAGCAGTGGAACTTCCGTGGAAAGTTCATTTAGAGGATGGTTACTATGTGGTAGGTATAATAGGTGATGCGAATAACACGTTGGGAGCAGTAAATTATTATGCGTTTACCCAGTCAGAAATGAATGATTTTAATAAGGCTCTGATGGCAAGCGCAGACTGGTTAAATGTTCCAACGGAGGAAATATCAACAGAGCTTTTAAAAGCCCTTTATAACCCCTATCAGTACGTCGTAAGCGCGTTGTGGTTTCCTATAGTAATACCTCTGACAGAAGCTCCGGCAGTTGCAAGTATTAACTTCGGTTGGTGGAGCATCACCGTTAAATGCAGGAAACTTAAAGCAACGGCTACATCGTTCAGCGGTTCAATTAATATTCCGAAACATCCGCAAGCCACAACCAGAGGAGAATATCTTAATCTTTCTCCGTACAGCAGATATACATTAAACTTCACTCCGTTTGGCTCTTTTCCACTAGATACTACAAAGCTTTCGGGGACAAGCATTTTGAATTATACGGTTCTGATTGACTATATTAGTGGAACAGGTAGACTCAACATTGCACCACAGTTTCCTGATGGAAACAGTCCTATTATTGAATCAGTTGAGGGAATGTGTTCCGTACCAATTCAACTTGCGCAGATTGCCAGAGACTACATAGGTACTACTGCTACTGCAATTGCTTCTGCCGGGGATGTGGTGCAGAGCGCTGTGACTGGAAACATTGGAGGCGCAATATCCAACTTTGCTTCTGGAATAGACAGCACTTTGAAAGCCGCCGCACCACAGTTAAGAACATCGGGAGGAAATGGTAACACCTCCAACTTTATCACGGCTCCGCAGTTATATTGCCAGTTCTTTAATCTGGTACAGGAGTACAACGAGAAGTTGGGTAGACCTCTTTGTGAAGCTAGGGTTATAAATACAATACCCGGGTATATTATGTGCATGGATGCGGATGTTAAAACTGCTTCTACACAGACGGAGAATGAAAGAATCAAGGAGTATCTGGAAGGAGGATTTTATTACGGCTAGTTGGCACGCTAAGAAGACCGGAGGATATTCAAGAACCTCCATCGAAGCAATCGATAACGCGAACATGATTTACGCAGTTTTATACAATAAAGGCTGGACACTTAACGCAATATGCGGAGTGCTGGGTAACATGGGAGAGGAAAGTGGATATAATCCGTGGAGATGGCAGAGCGATAAGATTGGAGTCTCTACTGGCTCTCCATGGACAAACAAAGGATACGGACTGGTCCAGTTCACTCCGGGAGGGAAATACATAAACGATTCTAGGGCAAAAGCAATGCCGGGATATGGACCTAACTTCTCTGACAAAGTGGGAAATATTGCAGACGGAAACGCGCAGATATTGTTTGTAGATTCCTATGCGGACTATTATCCAACCGGAGCTTATCCGATGAGCTTTGCTGAGTTTAAAGCAAGCACCAGCGACCCGGGAACGCTTGCTAAAGCATGGCTGTATAACTATGAAAGACCTGCTGACCCGGGAGCTACAGAAGCCGCCAGAGCGGAGAATGGAAGGTATTGGTTTCAAGTTTTGAGTGGAGAAATTCCTCCTGACCCGCCAGACCCTCCGGGACCATCTGGACATCTTGAAATATGGATGTATTTTAAATTAAAAGAAAGGAGGTAAACAGATGCAAGCACCTATGTTTTATGACCACATAAATGCAAAAGAATCAATGGTAAGCCCCAGCACAATGAAGGTTCATAATACCGGACTTTATAGGCAGTTTCAAAGATATCTTTTGCAAGAAGCTATGTCTCCTTTCAAATTCACTTTCCCCGAAACATGGGCGAAAGATTATGTGTTATATGTGCTTTATTTGTGGGGATACTTTGCAATCTTTAACACGGACAAGTTCGGAGTGATTCCCCAGCAGTGCGGTCTTTATGGATATGATGTTTTCTATCGACCTACGCATTGCATAATTACTAATCCGTTGTTTAGGGAAACTTATTATCCTAAGATTGGTAAGGACTGCACGCTGATTAAATTACAGCCCGACTATGGCGGCATTATGGATATCGTTTCATACTATGCTGAAATGATGGCGTTATGTTCGGAAAGTGTGGCTGTTAACCTTGTAAACTCAAAGCTTTCATATGTGTTCTTTGCTAAGGGTACTAAGGAAGGAGAAGAGCTTAAAAAGATTTATGACCAGGTGGGAGCAGGAGAGCCTTGCGTTGTTGCTGATAAGAAATTTAGAGATGAAGACGGCTCTCTCGCATGGGAAATGTTCGACCGAAATGTGAAGAACAATTATATTGCCAGTGATATCCTTAGTGACATGAAAAAGATTAAGGCAATGTTCGACACCGAGATTGGTATTCCTAATACGAATACCGATAAGAAGGAGAGAATGATTACCAGTGAAGTTCTGAGTAACAACGTCGAGACGCTTAGCAAATGTGAGTTGTGGCTGGAAGAATTACAGGCCAGGTTTGATGAAGCAAGGAATATGTTCGGATTTAGCAAAGAGGAACTTAATGTGGAGTGGAGATTCGACTTGACGAAAGGAGGTAATATGGATGAGAGCGACGCTATCAATATTGGGGCTGTACCAACGGGAACCGACTCTGTTCGATGAGCTGGAATTGCCAGCGGGTATGAAAAAAGATGTTCTTATAGATAATATTTTGTATGAAGCGGCGTCGCTTGAAGCTTATTACCCTGACCCCAATTTCATGAAATTTATGATTGGAAGATGGTCTTTCATGAATCAAAATGTATGGCAGAAACTTTATGATACGACGGTTTTGGATTACAATCCTATTTACAACTATGACAGGACAGAAGAATGGACTGAAAATGAGAAAATGTTGGATGGGAGAACCGCGACTAGTGCGGAGACTGAAACCAGAAACTTGAAGACTGGAGAGACATCTAGGACTGATTCGAATGGGGATGTTACAACTACAGGAACTATGAAGACCGAGTTAAATGTGTCAGGATATAATGAGGTTACGTTTACTCCCAGTGAAGAAACAATTGAAACTCCTGATACCATGACATCCAATAATGTAATTGTCGATGGTACTAGAGATGCTACTAATACTGGCACAGTGTCGATTGACAAGAAAGATACTGAAAGCTTAGATAGGAAGAGAGATAATCTTAGAACTGGAAGAGCTTTTGGTAACATCGGTGTTACTACCACACAGCAGATGATACAGCAGGAAAGGGAGACTGTAATGTTCAATATGTACAAGGTTATTACAGATTCCTTTGTTGATAGATTCTGCTTGATGGTTTACACATAAGGAGGTGAAACAATGGGATTATGGGAACAATTTCCCTATCCTGATTATCACAATCTCAACCTTGACTGGGTGCTTACAGAAGTAAAAGAAGTTAGAGTTAAGGTTGACGGACTTGTTTCAGAAGTTCAAGGAATGATTGACAATGCAGAAAAGAAATTCGATGCACAGTTTCAGTCTTTCAGAACCGAAATTAATCAGACGATTACAGCTTTAAATGTTAGACTGGATGCGTTTGAGAAAATGATTCAGAAACAGTTCGAAGATTATCAGGTGAAACTTGATTCACAGATAGCTAAAGCCATGGCAGATATACAGGCATTGCTTGACAAGTTTCAAGGAGAAATCAATGGCCAGTTACAGCTAATGCGAGAAATGATTCGCAACAGTGAAGCTAGTACAAGAGCTTATGTGGACGCTGAGATACAGAAGGTTATCGATATGATACCAGAGATTACCAGTGTCTATGTAAGGAATCCGGTTACTGGAAAGATTCAGCCGATACAGGATGCACTCGATTCGATGAATAATTACTATAGGTATTTCGGATTGGATTGCTTAGAGTATGAAGCTAGAAACTGGACGGCAAAAGAGTATGAAGAGTTAAACATGACAGCAGTGTTTTATGACTTCTACTCAAAGGAAAGGTTTGCATGGATATCGCCATTTACGGGTGAATGGTTTAGCACTTATGACTGGATGAACATGTTGACAAGCTTCCACAAAGAGAACGGATTAACCGCAACTGAATATGACGCTATTATGATTACGGCACAGGCTTATGATGCTTTAATGATTAGCGCATACAACTATGATTTTCAAGGAAAGAACCTTGTACATACAAGGTAATAGGAGGATATTATATGAGCGCAACAAATAAGACATTAAATTATGAATTACCGATTTTTATTGACACTGATAAACCGTCGTGGCTGGGAGATTGGAACGGTGCAATGACAAAGATTGACAACTCTATCAAGACTATTGATGGGGTTGCTGAATCAGGTGTTACAATGGCGAATGAAGCATTGACAACTGCCGAGGGCGCCGTAACGACTGCTAATAATGCGCTAACTGCATCGGGTGAAGCAAAAACGGAAGCTACTGCCGCTAAGACGCTGGCAAATAATGCTTACACATTGGCTGGCGATGCTCAGGTTAACTCAAATATCGCTATTGCGGATAGTACGAAAAATAAAAATGATATTAAGACAGTTGATGACAAGTTATTAGTTAATTATATTTCTTTACCAAAAGTTGAATCCGGTTCTTTTCATAACTCTAATGCTTTTGTATCTAAATATATGTCAAAAATTATATATACAATGGAAACTTCAAGTTTAAAAACTATGGAAAAAGAAGCCGTAAGAGGAACACACTATAAAATTCCTTTTTCTAGTGTGCCAGGTAACGTTTTCAATCTTTTGGCTGATACTGTTGGTGATGACGCGCATACTGTAGGCTTGCATTATGGTATAAGTGAGAATAATATCTCTGGAGCACTAACTTGGAAGTTCACATCTATTATTATATGGTTTGATGGAGTAAACACGAAGCTTGGGGTGTGGTTAGGAAGTGATTTAGCAACTACGATTGAAAGATTTTATTGTTTTGGTACAGCGATTTATTTACCGTCAGGAAAACTTATCACTCCGGTTGAAGGGCTTTTGAGCGTGCAGTAAATATTATAGGGCGTGCTATTATGCGCGCCCCTTTTCTCCTTATAATACATCCATTGCCATTTTGATGCCCATCCATTTACCTCTAAGATTTATTGTACAATCATGTCTTGAACCATTAACTTTAACTGACTCCTGCAATTTGTTCCATGCATCTCTTTCTAATTTCTCTAACGTGGCTCTTTCTGTTTTAGTCATTTCTTCTAACTCGTCTAAAACGTCTGATATTGCACTCCATCTTGTCCTAAGTCTTATAACCTCCTTGCCATACTTTCCATACTTTTCAGTTGCTTTACGTAATTTTGCCCATGCTTCTTTTTCCATTCTCTGTACTAATTCTAACTGTTTGCTTGCCATATTATTT